CCTGATAGTGGTCGTAATATGGATCCAACTTTTCTCCGCATGCTCAACCATGCACGTCAAATTGCAGGGATACCATTCAGGATTAATTCAGGATTCAGAACTGAAGAACATAATGCAAAAGTGGGAGGAACAGAGAATTCATCACATCTACGAGGATTTGCTGCCGATATACATGCAACATCCAGTACAGCAAGATACGAAATACTATCAGCACTTATTAAAGCTGGATTCTATAGAATAGGCATAGCTAACACATTTATACATGTAGATTCAGATCCCAGTAAAACACAAAAAGTAATTTGGACTTATGCTTAAAATATTAAAAAGATTATTAGGAATAAAAGACTCATCTGATATAGGAGGTTTGGGTATGGAGATCAGAGAGCTTATTAAAGGAAAAGAAATAGATCCACAACAATTAATAGAATTACAATCAGAGATAAACAAAGTAGAAGCACAGCACAGAACAATTTTTGTAGCTGGATGGAGACCTTTTATTGGATGGGTTTGTGGAGTGGCATTAGCATACAACTTTGTATTAAGAGATTTATTGATTTGGTTTTTAGGACAAGAACAAGTTCCACCAGCATTACAGATGGAACATTTAATGACAGTATTAATAGGAATGTTAGGACTTGGAGGAATGAGAACGTTTGAGAAACTAAACAACAAGTCTAATTAATGGCAAGAAAAACAATAAGTGTTTATATTAAACCATCTAGAAAAAAAAGAAAAGGTGTCCATTCAAAGAACGCTTCAAGAAGTCAAGTAGGATATAAGAAACCTTATAGAGGACAAGGTAAGAAGAGATAATATTAACATTTACTGTTTAAAACAAAATAAGCTTACCTATTTACTTTTAAAAAAAAAGTGAATAACTTTGGTGGGTTAGTGGTAATTAATATAAAACAATTAAAATATGGATGATATAAGAAGATTAGCTGATAAAATTATAAGTGATTTTAATTTAACTGTTAAAGATAGAACAGATGAATTATTAAAATTGGATGCAATCCAATATACTAATCTTGGTTTAGATTCATCTAAAACAGAAAAGAATGAAGTAAAAGCTAATTCTAAATACATCTATAAACAAATAAAAGAAATAGATCCAGAGTCTGGAAAGATTCTAATAACAAGTATGGACAAATAAAAATGCCTAGAAAACCTAAACGAAAGAACTTAATAAAGAAACTAGATACTGTATTCTCTAAATACATTAGACAACGTGATGCAGATCCTGAAGGCTACTGTAGATGTGCTACATGTGGAGAAGTCCATCATTGGACTAAAATACAAGCAGGTCATTTTATTTCAAGAAAACATTATGCTACAAGATGGGATGAACAAAATGTTTATGCACAGTGTGTAGCGTGCAATGTCTTTAGATATGGGGAACAATATAAATTTAGTTTATACATTGGTGAAAACTTGTCAAAAGAACTTTATGAAAAAAGCAGAACAATTACTAAATTTACAGACATAGAAATTATGGAAATGATTGATGATTATAATGATAGAATAAAACAATTTTCTTTTCATTAGTGAAACTTTTCTAGTTTTTATTGTTCTTTGTTTAAAGGAGGGATTAATTTCCCTCTTTTTTTTTAAATATATTTTATTAACATTTTATTATAATATTTAATTATTTTGTTTAACTTTACATTATGATTGAATTACATTACATAGAATTACTTAAACAAAAGCAAGAAGAAATAGATAAATTAAGATCTGCTTTATTTGAAATACTACAAGCTGACTTTTTAAGTAAACAAGATAAACAACTAATAATAAATAATTTTTTTAAAGATGACAAAGACCAAGACAACTAGAATCACACACACACAAGATTCTATAAGTAAACAAGGAGCTGTAGATAGAGCTACCGAAATAGCACTTAATCCTGTATGGAGAGCTGCTACCGATAAAGAGAAACAACAAATACTAGGAGACATAAGCCTAATAGGAAAGTATCTTTATTTCGAGAAAAATCTGTTACCAACAACAGAGGACTATAAAATGTTATATAATTTAGATAATAAAAAATAAATATGGAATTAACAGGTACAATTAAATCAATAGGAAGTTTAGAAACTATAAAACAGTTAAAGAAAAAAACTGTATTAGTAGAGACTGCTGGAAAATATCCACAAACGATACCAGTAGAATTTTTAAATGATAAAATTGATTTAGTAAACAACTTACAAGTTGGTCAAACAATTAACGTAGGAGTTAATTTAAGATCTAACGAGTACAAAGGTAAATACTACATAAACGTTACAGGATGGAAAATAGTTAATGCTGTTGCAGAAACAACATCAAACGCACAAATGCCAGACGTAAACGACAATCTTCCATTCTAAAATGCTAGTAAACTCTTCTAACATATTTAAAAAACTATTAGATATTAAACACGGAAGGGTTAAGGAAGGTTTAAAAATAGGAGTACCAGATATAGACGAGTACTTACGATATAAACAGGGCAACTTTAATTTATTAATTGGTCATGCGAATGTTGGCAAAACAACTGTTATATTGTATTTATTCGTCATATGGGCTCTTAAACACAAAAAGAGGTTTTTAATTTGGTCTTCAGAGAATACACCTCAATCAATACAAAGAAAAATAGTAGAGTTTAAAATGCGTAAGCCAATCACAAAGGCAGAGGACGCAGAGATAAAAGATGCACTAGAATGGTCTGATAGTTATTTTAAGATTATTGATGTTGAAGAGCTCTACACATATAAAGAATTACTAGAAGAAGCTAAAGCAATTAAAGATGCTTGGGATTATGATGCGATACTTATAGATCCATACAACTCTTTAATAAAAGACAAACAACTATATAAAGAAGTAGGAGGTCACGAGTACGACTATCAAGTAAGTACAGAGTTTAGATTGTTTGCTAAAAAAAATAACATCACTCTGTTTTTAAATGCTCATGGAGTTACAGAAGCATTAAGACGTATGCATCCTAAAGGACATGAATACGAAGGTTTACCAATGCCTTTAAATATTGCTAGTGTTGAAGGAGGGGGTAAGTGGGGAAACCGTTGTGATGATCTGATTTGTATTCACAGGTACACGTCTCATCCAACTGATTGGATATATTCAAACCTTTTAGTTTTAAAGATTAAAGAAATGGAAACAGGAGGAAGATGTACACCATTTGATGAGCCAATAAAATTAAGAATGGAAAAGAATAATATAGGTTTTACATTTATGGATAAAGACCTTTTAGATAAACAAAAAAAAGATTTACTATTTTGATACTTATAGTTTTATTAATATTAACAACAATTTTTGTAATGATAGGACAATACAAGAATGCAGATATTTATATAGCATTAATAAAAGGTTTCATGATAGGAGCGTTATTTCACAAAGAACAATATGATGACGGATTTGATGAATACACATTACAGTGTGTAATAGGATTTATAAATGTTACAGTGAAATGGGAACAACAGCAGACTGGCTTGGACTAGTAGCGAAGCAACATAAAGAATGGATCAGAATAGTCAATGGGTTTGGTGAGTATGATTATGCAGAAGACATTGTACAAGAGAGTTATTTGATATTATATAAATATGCTAAACCAGAGAAGGTTATTGAGAATGGGATTATCCGTAGGGGTTATATGTATTTTACTTTACGTACTACTTACTACTTATACTATAACAGTAAGCGAAAAGTTAGGAAAGTTTCTATTGATGATGGATTACTTCAGTTAGAAGACAATACTGATTTAAGAGAACAGGATGCTTATAATTTAATATGCGAAAAAATAGATGATGAAATAGAAAACTGGCACTGGTATGATAAGAAACTTTTTGTTCTGTATAGAGATACAAATATGAGTATAAGAAAGATTGCAGCAGAAACAAAAATAAGTTGGGTAAGTATATTTAATACATTAAAGAATGCAAAAATTATATTAAAAGATAAATTAAAAGAAGATTACGAAGATTACAAAAACGAAGATTATGAGCGATTACAATAAGTTTAAAGCAAATTTTGAATATCAACAAAAAGTAGCAGCTAAAGGATTTGGCGATACAGTTGAGAAAATAACAAAAGCAACAGGAATAAAAAAAGTTGTAGATACTGTAGCAGAAGCACTAGATGCAGACTGTGGATGCGATAAAAGAAAGAAGAAACTAAATGAACTGTTTCCCTATAAGATGCCAGAGCTATTTACAGAAGAAGAATTTTTGTATCTTCAAGATATATTTATAGAACGAAAGAACGATATAACAAAATACGCACCAAGAATGTTAGAAATATACAATAGAGTTTTTAATGATAAAAAATATCTTACTAATTGTAGTCCTTGCTTTGTTGGTCAAGTGTATAATAAACTAGAAGCAATTTACAATGAATACAAATAAAATGGAATTAATCAAAGAATTAGAATACGTT